GCCATTTCATGCCCTCGACGGAGGCCAGGTAATTGAACCGGCCGAGTTCGCTGGTCGGCTGCGCCCGGTACACCGCTTGCCGGTTGACGTTGCCGCACAGCACCACGCGGCGCACCCGGCGGGCCGCCACTTCCATGACTGCCGGCGCTTCATCACGCAGATAGTAGATCGAACGCACCGCCACCAACGTATCGGCGAATTCAAGTAGCTCCAAGTGCTCGCGGATGTCGCCCTGTGCCATCAGGCAGCGGCTGACATCGAAGCCTTGCTCCGCCCAGAGCCGCTGCAGACGCTGCGCTTCCCGGTGCCGGTCCTCGCGCCGCTCGAGCGCCGTCACCCGTTCGATCTGGCCCTCGCGCGACAAGAGCAGCGCCAGCACCCCTTCGGCCGCGCCGATCTCGAGCACCCGCTGCCCTTGGATGTACGGCAGCAGACGCCGGTACTTGTCGGGCACCTTGCCCGCCTCGATCTCCGCCTGTGCCGTGCGGTAGGCGAGTGAGGCCTGTTGTCGGGAGTCATTGGGCATTCAGTACCGCCGTCACACTCGCGCGCCGGAACGCCGTCAGTGCCGTGCTCGGGCTGCAGTTCACCACCTCGATGTGCCGCTTCGCGAGCTCGGGCGCGAGTTTCGCAAACTGATGGATCCACGTCGCAAAGGCCGGTCGGGCATTCAAGCGCTGCGGATGATTGCCGAAGTAGTGCCGCCGCCCGGTCAACCCGAATCGCATATCGAAACCGAGCAGCAGAATGCGCGCCGCCCCGAAATGCACCGCGAGGTGCAGTGCGTGATAGCCGCTGTTCGATCCGCACAGGTGCGTCGGGCGCTCATCGAACGCCGACAGGTGCGACTTCTGCAGCCGCAGCACTTCGGGGAATGGGACCGCGGCGACCGTGTACTTAAGCCCCGGAAAGGCGAGGGCGCGCTCCTTGTAGCAGTGCCACCACTTCGCATCGGCCGCATACAGGACGTCGGCCCACGGTGCATAGGCCGGTTGCAGAACACCGTCCACCTCCGTGTCGATCGCTGTGTTGTTGACCGCGATCACCCGGCAGCGATCGCGCACCTGCGCCACCTGCTCGCGCGTCAGTGACGGGCCGGCGGCTAGGATCGCCACCGTCTCACCACGCCACTCCGGCGCGACCGTTACCCTTGGTCCGCGCCCTCGGAGCACGGCATCGTCAGCCACTCGAGGCCGCTCTTTGAGTCGGGGACGATGGCGTGGATATTGAACACCTTGCGGCTTCGCTGCGCCGTTGCCTTTTGCACGATGCGATGAGCGGCCTTTAAGCCATCCCGATAGCGGATGGTGATGAAGCACGTTATTTCGGACTGGACCGCCTGCGCCGCGATGTATTCCTTTCCAGTGCGGAAATCGATGTTCGCCGGGACGTCGCTCCACAGCACGCTCCAGGTGGGCATCTTGGCCCCGGTAGTGGTGTTCTGGACGAGCGTCTTCTCTTCGATGTCAACCACCCGGTTGAGATCGCCCGCGCCCATCTTGTCGGTGTTCATGCGACCGTCGGCATCCGGTGCGGAAACAGCAGCGCCCGTACTTCATCCGGCAGGAAGCCCTCGTTCCATCCCATGCGGTGGCCATCGCCCGCATTGCTCTCATGCAGGATCTTCACCATCGCGAGGGTGGCGCGTTGAATGTCACGGGGTACGCCAGCCGGGTCGCCGCTGCTGTCGATATAGTCGGGCAGGAGCTCACCAGAGGTATCAACAAGCAGCAGCGCCCGATCTTTCAGATGCGTCAGGATGATCGCCGAGGCATCCTCGATCTCCTCGTTGATGCGCTCATCCTCGGCGGTGTGATCCACGCGCAGCGAGAGCTTGGCCTGCGCCAGACTGCATAGCATGACCATCAGAATCTCCGACCCGTGGAGAAGTCGATCTGTGTGAGGTCGCGCCCGCGGTCGCCCTTCGGGCCCGGATCGCCCGGCTTGCCGTCCTTGCCGTTCTTGCCATCACGCCCACGCTTGACCGCGAGCCGCCAGGCGTCGTTGGTCTCCGGAGCCTCGTCCGTCGTGTCGCGCTGCGCGATGAAGCTCGAGCCGCCGTAGGTGACGCTGTCGCCCGTGTGATAGTCCACACCCTTTTTCCAGATGCCTTGATAGAGCGGGGTGGCCAAGCGGGTGCGGACTTCGTTCACCGCACCGTTGGTGAACACGGTGCGCTGGACGAACTCGCGCTCGTTCTGCAGCTCGGACGCCATCTCGGCAATGCCGTTCATCAGCACATGCCATCCGGCCCGCTCAAGCCCCACCCCGGCCCCGAGCGGGTCGGTGGCGCGAAACGCCCGGATGAGCCCGCCACGGAAGGTTGCCACCGTGCCGCGCTGGTAGCGGCGGGTCTCATCGACCCCGTCGAGGATCTCGAGCGCGAGCGCATCCCGACCGTCGCGGCCATCGGAGCCCCGCTCGCCGTCCTTGCCCGCGAGCCCGTCGGCCCCCTTCTCGCCCCGCTCGCCGTCCCGACCGGGAGCGCCCGGCTCACCCGGCGGCGGAGGCGGGCGCGCTTCAAGCGCCGCGATCCGATCGTTGAAGGGTCCGACAAAGGTCTTGAACCGGTCGTCCACGGTAGCGATCAGCGCATCGTGTCCCAGTTCAACCTTGGTGATCTGCGCGTGGAGCTCGTCGTGATTGTCGAGCACCAATTGCTGAAGAAGGCCGAACTTCACCTCAAGCGACGACAAGTCGGGCGGCGGCATCTGATCGATCCGCTTGGCAACCGCCGTCGCCAACCCATCGATCCTCGCTTCCAGCCGCCCGATGATGTCGGCCTGGCCTTCGGCGAGCGCGGTCTTTGCCTGCCGCAGAACGCTCTCTTCAAGCCCTGCCAACCCTTCTCGCTCACCCTCCAGCTTCATCACGCGGTCATGGAGGTTCTCCAGGTTGCGGTGATCGACCTCCACCAGTGTCTTCAGTTCTTCGGGTGCCGCCCCGATCTGCAGCCGAGTGGCCTCCCGAAGCGCGCCGAGACGCACCTCAAAGGTCTCCTCGATGTGCGCCACTTTGTCGGTGAGCGGCGTGAGATCCGTCGGCGGCGGCAATGCCCCGACCGCAGCCCCGACGTGGTCCTGTACCTCCGCGTCGATCAGCGCCTTGATCACAGAGGCTTCGACCGGCGGCGGCGCTTTCTCGATCTGCGCCACGCGACCGGAAAGTTCCGCGACGGCGAGCGCCACGTACTCCTTCACGGCACTGGCGACGATCTCAGCCATGTTCCGCATATCCACGTTGTTCAATGCCTCCGTTGATTGATCACGGTCCATGCCGAGAGCACTACCATCAGCACCTCTTCATCGTCTTGCTGCACGCTGCGTCCGCGCTTGGGTGGCAGCGGACGGCTGACACCGACGCTCGGGGGCGTGGGCTCCTCGCTGACGATCTGAAAGGCGTTGTTCTGGAAGGCGTTCGCCTGGAACGCGCTTTCGACCATCGCGGCGCTACCCGAGCGCCCAGAACAAGGCCGGGGCGAGGCCTGTGCTTGAGCCACCCGCCGCGCTGGAGGGCTGCCAGCGGGTCGGATTGCTGGCAGGCGTGAATCCCGTGCTCGGCGTCAACGCCACATACTGGATGCCGCTTGAGAGCACCACGTCATTAGTGCTGTACGCCGCCGCCGCCGCGAAGTTCCCGCGCCAGCGCATCCGGTCGGATTGCGACGGCGCAGTGACACCGGCCTGCCATTCGACGTTGTCGATGTACATGCCGATGGCACTGCCGCCACCGGTCACCGTCATCCGCAGCTGGTCAGAGGTCAGACCGTTGGCGACGAAGTCGGCCGCCGGGATGACGATCTGCTGGTAACCCGAGGTGATGGAGCTGTCGAAGGAATAGAGGCCATGCTTCACCACCACGCTCGCGCCGCGCTGCGTGCCGGCGTTGCGCAGGGTCAGCGTGAGCGACTTCTGGCTTGGCCAGGTGGCCTTGCTGCGCAGCTGGAAGACCAGCGAGTCGTACGCCGCCGGGTCGAAGGTGGTCGCCTTCTGGAACTGGACGTAGTGCCCGTTGGCGACGCTGGTGCCTTCGACCGTCTTCGTTCCTGCGAACGGATTCGACGTGCTCGCCGCATTGAACGTGCCGCCACTGGTGGACGTCGTCCACTCCGTGTTCTCCCGATAGACGGGCTCCACCTCGACATCGACCACCGTCGCCGTGGCCGGCACGTAGACGAAGGAAATCTCGAGGTTCGTCGCCGGATCGACATCGGGCCGCTCCGGATTGGCGGCCGGTGTCCCGGTGATCACCTGCACCGCACCGGAGGTGTTGACCGTGATGACATCGATGCGCGGATTGGTCGCATCGGCGGCGGTCAGCGTCACGTTGCTCTGCGGCGAGGCGTATTGCGTGCCCTGGATCACGTACGCCGCCGCGGACACCGTGAAGTCGAGTCCGCCGGTCCACGCCACGCCACCGCCCGCAATCAGGTAGCTGCCCGAGGTGGCCGGTGTGCCGGTCGAGTCGATCAGTCCCTTGACCTCATCGAGCGCCGC